GGGTCTTCACTAGAGAAGAACGCGATAAAGATACGAAATTACCTGAAAAAACAGCTAAAAAATGAAAGAAAAGAATCCAAAAAGAAGATTTATCAAAGCTTCGACCGAGCTTCAAAAGGAAACCGCATCAAAATTTGAGGTCACTATCAGAAGTGTCAAATCAGCACTAGCCTTTGATACAAATAGCCCAACTGCTCGTCTGATACGTGCATATACATTGAATCACGGGGCTAAAATCTACGAGCTAAAAGAGATAGAGAACCCCTACAAGGATGTAGTAACCCTTCAATAAATATAGTTTAAACACTGTTTAACCACCCAATAGATATGGAAAAGACAAAAATCATCTCTAGCATTGCTGTCGTCATCAACGCAATCGTAGCAATCTCGTTAGCAGACTCTGTCACACCAACAGACAAAGAACTTACAGCGTCCATCTTGCTCATGATTACAACTGGTTTATTTGTGATTAGCATATGTAAGAACCAGTCGCATCAAGCAGAACACTAGAATGGCAGCAAGCAGGGAAATTCTTCTATCTCAGGATAACAAATTTAATCACTGCCATAGTTTTCGGTAGGGAGGTAAAAAGAAGAAAGAAGGATTGGCCCGGACTCCGGATCATCACCGGAGGCTTGCACACAATAAGACTCAACATTAAAACTTTAAAGTATGGAAATGTATGGTAACATAAGATGTGTCACTCGCAACGAACTTGTTGATGGAGGTGTTATCTCAGCCAGCCAATACAAACATTGCCTTGAACGAAAGCAGTTCATCATTCATCAACGGGGAGGCAATGGACGAATTGCCCTTATCGACTACAATTCCCTTCCTCAACGAGTCCGAGAGAAGTATGATGCAACCTATCCAGATGCTATTGACCAACTAAAAAAACGGCTTATGAGCAACAGACTCCAACATGATTCGAAAGCGGTGGAATTCTACCGGGACCAGTACAAATTGGCCAACGGCAGCGGTCTGACAGACAAGAAACAGGCTGAGTATGCTTTGAACGCCGAAGTGATGAACGAGATGATCCGCGTGGAAAGCGAGGCCAAATCCCTTCATGCCAAGTGCGGATACCACCGCCCGACTGAAGCCTGGGGCATTGCGCTGGGCACCTGCGAACAGCTGCGGGAACTGTACGGACACACACTGCCCAACAACCCGGCCAGACTGCGGGAAAAGTTCAACGCCTACAAACGGGAGGGATACATCGCCCTGGTGAGCCGCAAGAACGGAAACTCATCGGCCCGAAAGGTTGGAGCGGACGAAGCCCGCCTGCTTCTGAAGTTGAAACGAAGCCGGGTTCCGGTCTATACCGATGCTCAGATATTCGAGGAATTCAACCGCCAGGCCGAACAGAACGGCACACTGACTCCTATCAAGTCGCTGACCACCCTGCGGAATTACCTCTATGCTCCGGAAGTGATGCCGCTATGGTATGCAGCCGTGTACGGAATGCAGCAATGGAAGAGCAAGTTCAGCACCTTGATGAAGACCACCCTACCGACCATGCGCGATTCGCTGTGGTATTCGGATGGAACAAAGCTCAACCTCTACTACAAGGATGCCAACGGGCGCATGTGTACAACCTCGGTCTATGAAGTGATGGATGCTTACAGCGAAGTGATGCTCGGCTATGACATTTCACCCAAGGAAAATTTCGAAAGCCAGTACCGGGCCTTCCGCATGGCAGTAGAAGTGGCGCAGTCCCGCCCGTTCGAGATAGTCAACGACAACCAGGGCGGTCACAAGAAGGCAGCTGCAGCCGGATTCTTCGAAAGAATCGCCGTGCTGAGAAAACCTACGATGCCCTACAACGGACAGAGCAAGACGATCGAAAGCGCATTCGGCAGGTTCCAGCAACAAATCCTGCACAAAATATGGTACTTCACCGGTCAGAACGTGACCACGAAGAAACTGAGCAGCCGGCCGAACATGGAGTTCATCGAACAGAACGCATTCGCACTTCCGACCTTGAAAGAGGTGAAAGAAATCTATCTGAAGTGTCGCGACGAATGGAACGAGGGGGGCCACCCGAAGACCGGCATCTCCCGAATGGACATGTACACCATGAGCAACAATCCGGAAGCCGTGCCTCTGACCGAATTCGACATAAAGATGATGTTCTGGCTGAAGACACAGAAGACCATCACCTACACGAACAAGGGCATAGAGTTCACCCTGAACAAGCAGACCTATGAATACGACGTGTACGGCGACAACGGGCTGCGCAACGAAGAATGGGCACTGCGGAACACGGGCCGTTCCTTCCATGTGATGTATGACCCGATGGACATGACCACCGTAGAGCTTTGGGAGGTGTGCAGCACCGGCATCCGGTTCAGCGCAGTTGCCACCCCGAAGGTCACCATCTGCCGAGGAACCCAGGAACGCACCGAAGAGGAAAGCAGCTACATGCGCCGCACGATCCAACAGAGCAAGGAAACGATGGCACTGGTGCAGGTCACCATGGAAGAGTTCGACTTGGACGAAAAGATTGCTGCAGAGCTGTTCGGTCTGGTGACACCTCAGCCCAAGAACGTAAGCGGCAAAACGATGGATACCATCCGACAGGATTACGAAAAGGGAAAGAAGAAGGCTCCCATCTCCCTTCCCGAAAAGCAGGAAGAAGAAGACATGGTTTTGGAATATGCCACCCTAGGGGAAGAAACCAAATACATGTCGAATCTGACCTTCGACGAAATTGACTTATACGACAAACTTTAAAAAAGATATCCAAAATGAAAAAACTGACAGAAGGAACCAAAAACGAAATTCGCAATGCCTTGAACGAGTATTGCGACAACTATTCATCAAGAAACCGCGCCGCTGAAAGTCTCAGCGGTGTGAGCTCTGCGACCATCTCGCAAATATTGAACTCGAAGTATGCGAGCATCAGCGATGACATGTTCATCCGCATTGCCAGCCAAATCGGCTACAGCTTCGAGCAATGGGTGCTGACGGAAAGCACCGCCATGACGCAGGTCACCTTCGCCTTGAGTGATGCCCAGCTGTACAAGAATGTCACCTGGGTAGTTGGTGATGCCGGATGCGGCAAGACAACTGCTGCCATCGAATACCGGAAGAGTCACCGCAACGTGTTCTATATCCTGTGTTCGGAAGACATGCACCGCTCTGACTTCGTCCGCGAGATAGCCAAGCAGGCCGGTTCCCCTACCGACACCAACAACCTGCGCGAAATGCTGGACCGTGCCATCGACACGATTGCTTACCTGAATAACCCGTTGGTCATCTTCGACGAAGGGGACAAGTTGACGGACTCGGTCTTCAATTACTTTATCAGCATCTACAACCGGATGGAGGGCCACTGCGGAATCGTATTCCTATCCACCGACTTCATCAAGCGCCGCATGGACAGCGGACTGCGATACAACAAGAAAGGCTACAAGGAAATCAACAGCCGCATCGGCCGACGCTTCTTCGAAGTCAACCCGACCAGCCAGGCCGACATCTACGGCATCTGCATGGCCAACGGATTGGCCGATGAAGCCGAAATCAAGAAGGTGCTGAAGGATGCAGAGCAAAGTGAGAACGACCTGCGCCGCGTGAAGAAGATGGTCCACGCACGCAAGCGCAGCATTGAACGGAACCGTCAGAAAGGAGACGAAGAATGATAACAGAACCACGGACATTCGACCGAAATGCCAAAGGTGTAAAAGAAATGCTCAGCATCAAGTATCCCACCTTCGAATTCAAGGATGAGTGGTACGATGCTTTCGGCAATCCCGAAAAGAGAGGAGTCTGGATTATTTGGGGAAATTCGGGAAACGGGAAGACATCCTTCGTAATGCAACTGTGCAAATACCTTTGCCAATTCGGTCGTGTAGCTTACAACAGCCTGGAGGAAGGTGCGAGTCTGACCATGCAGAACACCCTGGTCCGATTCAACATGATGGACGTGAACCGCAAGTTCCTGCTGATCGATGCCGAAGACATGGACCAGCTGGACATCCGGCTGAACAAGCGCAAAAGTCCTGAATTTGTCGTTATCGACTCGTTCCAGTACACCGGAATGAACTTCAAGCAGTACCGGGAATTTCGAGAACGGCACCGGAATAAGCTGCTCATCTTTATCAGCCACGCCGACGGGAAGCTCCCGTCGGGCCGTTCTGCCAAGAGCGTAATGTTCAATGCTGACATGAAGGTGTACGTTGAAGGCTTCCGAGCTTTCAGTAAAGGCCGATACATCGGGCCGAAGAAATACTTCGACATCTGGCCGGAAGAAGCCGAAAGATATTGGGAAAACAAATTTCAACCATAAGCGACATGAAGACAACTGCCAACAAAACCGCAACAGCGCCTCAGATCAAAGCGCTTCATGCCATGTTTCGCCAGGCGGGCATGGATGACGAGGAACGTCACGAGTTCATCCGGAATTTCACGAATGGCCGAACAGACAGCACCAAGGAACTGACGATGGAAGAAGCCCGAAAAATTCTGGATGCACTGACTCCTTCCAAGGAAGAGAGGGAAGCCAAACGGACCAAGCTGCGGGAAGAAGCCAAACGCGAGTGCAAAGCCATCTACATGCTTTCCCTTCAGATTTCCTTCCTGAACAAAGACTTCCCGACGGACAACGAGGCGGATTTCGAGATGAACAAGGCAAAAATAAACCAGTTCTGCAAGAACCGCACCAAGTTCCGCAAGCCAATCACCCAGATGAACCTGGAGGAATTGAGAGCCGTACACCGGCAGCTGGAAAGCATCGCAAGAAAAGAGAACAACCTTTTATAATACATCACCATGACACCCAAAAGAACAATTCAAGAGATAGAACGAGCACTCCTGCTTCTGGAGGAGCAGGATATTTACGGAGCAGATGTCATCGAATCCGTACTCACAGACCAACTGAGCGAATCGGAAGTATTCGACCGCTACATGAGAGTTCCGGAAGATGACCGCAACGAGGATGCCTACTATGTAGGGCGCGATGCAGCCCAATGGTTGGCCGGCAAAATCAGTCTGGCCGATGTGATTCCCGGAGAAGAGGATTTGAATCCGCTGGAAATTGAAGAAGAACCCGAAGGAGATACCATCACCATCAGCCGCGCCGTTTTCGAGGAACTAATGGAGCGCATCGAAAAGTTGGAGTACTGGACGGGCATGAAACGCCGCGTCCAGCCCAAGAAACTCCCTCCCCTACCTGCCGATGCCAACCCGGACGACTACATCATCCAGAAGGAGGCGGCCAGTCTGATGGGACTGAGCAAACACGGCATCCGGGGCTACGTCAACCGGGGAGAACTGAATGCATATCAAGACAACCGCTTCGTGAAGTTCAAAAAGGACGAAGTGATGGAACTGATAAAGAAAGAACGGAAAAACAAACGGAAGTCATGAAAAA